TCCTCTGTCTGAGAATCGAACTCAGTATCCCAGTGCATTGTCTGCCTGTCCTTACCAATAGACTACCAGAGGATGTAGTGATGGGGCAAGTGTGATATACCTCATAAGGATATAACAGGGACTTGCCCTCTATCAGTTTATATATGGAGTAAAAACTCCAACGTCTTGGGAGGGATTCGAACCCCCGACCAATTCATTAGAAGTGAATTGCTCTATCCAGCTGAGCTACCAAGACATAAGGAACCTCCCTGTTTGTGCATCGTTGAGAGGCATGGGAGGGGCAGGACTTATACGAAGTTTGAACCTTCGTTGCCCATAAAACAATCTTACCAAGAATTGCTGAGGTTGTCAAGTGGGTCAAGTGAGACTCGAACTCACGACTTGCAGGTTAAAAGCCCGATACTCTACCAACTGAGTTATTGACCCATATGGGCAGAGAGGGTTGAGGATTACTCGAAGTTTGGACCCCCGTTGCCTATGATAGTAGTATAGGGTGTTGAACCTCTACTGTCAATCCTTTGTTTCCTTACGGGCATTCTTCTCTTCAGTAATCTCGCCTCTACGGGTCTTAACCAGTTTACCGACCTCCTGAAGTGCCTTACGGGCACGAGTACCGGCAGCATTATTACCTGATACGAACTTTTCGTCTTCTGCTTTCCAAACCTCAATAGCAGTCAGTAGTTCTTGTGATGATTGTGACATAATAATCTCTGTAAAAAATAAGATATGTTTATATAGTTGATTTTAAGGGGGAAGTAAATCCCCCCGTTTATTTTATTGTATTATACCTCTACCGTAATCAGTCGGTTAGCATACTGGTGAGCATACTGTGTGCGGGCACCATGAATGCCCCAACCGATCCAGCTATACGCATTGTTCATGTAACTATTGATTGATTTACCAGGAGTTTTCATCCTGTCCACAATCCGTTGCCACTGAACTTCAGTCGTTAAATAACGAAGTTGCGTGTGAAGATCTGATGGTGACCCACCATACCTCTTAGCAAAATCACCCAATCCATGATAACGATTGGCAGATGTCCATTGGATCAGTCCGTATCCACCGTAGCAGTTACGATAACTGGTCCTGCTACCACCTTCGCAGATATTAGGCACGAATGTTGATTCCTGCTTAATATTACCCAAGATGGTGGCAAGGGCGTTTCTGTCTGTAATACCTCTCTCCTGGAAAAATGCCAGGGTGGTATTCTCGTGTTCTGAACACCCTTTACAAATAAACCTTTTCTCTTTTGGTCTTTCGGGAGCAACCTCTAGGATCGCTGTCTTTGGTGTAGGCTCCGCCACAGGGGGAGGAGGAAGCACTTGGGGCAGTGTTGCCGTTGATGTTGTAACCGTCACCAGAAGGGGCAAGGCTACTGAAAGGAATTGTTGCATTAAGTTTAATAGAATTCGGCATCCGTATAGAAGAGGGGTATACCCAACTCTCGAAGGGCATCTTCCACGGCTCTAGTGTCACGTCACAGACTCATTACGACAAAACCCACCTTTTGAGTGGGTTCCTTATCATTATATGAAATTATTTAGGTTTTGTCAATCCTTTGGTTCAAAAGAATAAATTTCGATTTCATCATCTTCTGGATCTATCCATTCATAGAACTCTTCAAGAATTGATCGAGCATCATCTCTAGATACACTTTTATCTGCTGCTCGTTCAAGAGACCATTCTCTTAGGTGTCCAACAATTTCTTCAGTTGTTGTATTCATAGTAGTCTTTTCGGAAGTATCTGCTGAGGATGTTGCTATTGTAGTACCTTGGGACTCCGTTGTCAAGAGATTCGGTGAGAACTCCATTGATGAAGAGTTGTCTCGTCTCTTCGAAGTTTGTTTTGCCACCTGTTTTATGTAATGATAAGATAGTTCGACTAAAATTCTCTCTGCCCAATTTGTCAATGTCTTCTTTAAGTTCTGGACAAGACCCATAATATTTTTTCCAATCAGATTCTGATTTTACTTTACGTTTTTTCCCCTTTGGTGTTCTAAATGACCAGAAGTATTTCCTGCCGATGTATTTTCGATTGTTTTGTATATTTGTAATGAGATAGACAAAACCGAAGTTATCGTTAATATTCTCAGATAAAAAAGGGACTCCTTCAAAAAACCAGGGGTTTTCATAGTCAGCATCTATACTCATCAATTATATTAATCACTTCGTTTAAGTATTTATTAACAATTTCTTTGGTGTCAATACTTAGTTGGTCATTATATAATTTTTCTTTTAATTTTAGCACACGAACTTTTAATTCGTCTTTAGTAATTTGATTCTTCGACATTAAAGTTTGAATCCACTGAATGTATCTTTTTTCACATCTTGCTTAATGCCACCGACCATATAAGATTCAACTTCTGTTTCTTGAGGTGCTACCTGAAGACCTTTAGAGGAAATCCAATGCTGAGTCCAAGGAAGTGGATTGTTATTTGCAGGAATATCATAAACTGGTTTGAGACCAATTGCTTTCATACGACGATTTGCAATCCACTCCACATACTGCTGAAGAAGTTTATCATTAAGTCCAATCATACTACCATTTTTGAATAGATGATCTGCCCATTTCTTCTCCTCGTTTACAGCACGATCAAACATTTTATAAACCCACTCTTCTTCTTCTTTTGCAATCTGTTGCATTTCTGGGTCATCACCCTCTCTCCATTTGTTTAGAATGTTTTGAGTAAGTGCTAAGTGTTGATTTTCGTCTCTTGCGATAAGAGAGATGATCTTAGCTGATCCTTCCATAAGCTTAAGTTCACCAAAGGCGAAACTGCAAGCAAAACTAACGTAGAAGCGAATACCTTCAAGAATATTAACGTTTGCGATTGCTCTGTAGAGTTTTCGTTTAACATCGGTGAGATTCTCCTTGGCGTAGTGAACTCCTTCAAGTCTGTGCTTCCAGGACTCGGAAGTACCATAACTTTGTGCTGACTGAATGAAGTCATCATAAGACTCTGTAACGCTCTCAGCACGTTCTAGAATACGTTGGTCACTAATAATAGTATCAAGGATCTCAGCAGGGTCTGAATATATATTTTTAATGATATAAGTATATGAACGACTATGAATCATCTCCATAAACTCCCATACAGTCATACATGCTTCCAGTTCAGGAAGCGAACAGTAAGGTAAGAATGCCATGCCAGGTCCACGACCCTGAACAGAGTCAAGCATAATTTGATACTTCAGGTTAGAAGTATAAATGTGCTTTTGTTCTGGACGAAGTGTTTGGTAATCACCACGATCTTTCTGTAGAGAAACCTCCTCGGGTCTCCAGAAATAACTTAATTGTTGAGTTGTGAGTTTCTCGAAAACTGGGTACTTATAAGAGTCATATCGTTGAATGCCTAGGGGTTGTCCGAAGAACATTGGTTGTTTTTTAGTATCGACTTGTGCTGTATTAAAAACTGTCATTCCTTTAATTTTTTCACTTTGTTCTTCAGATTTTATGAACTCGTACTCCATGTTTTTTCCCTTTGTTATTTGATTCAATCTCACATTAAGTATTTAAGTATTTGCAAATGTTCAGATTGTACAACTTTCACATGCCTCTTCATCCGACTTCATAATATCATTTAGGAGAGATTTAAGTTCCTGTTTTTGGTCATCAACTACCTCATCTGTTTTGATATCATAGGTGTTTTGATAGTATGCTGTCTTATGCCCCAGTTTAAAACAAGTAAGCATATCCTGTGCCATTACGCTAACAGGAACTTCATTATCGGCATAATTTTCTGGATTATACGACCAGTTTCCAGAAATTGCTTGATCGAAGAATTTCTGCATAACTGCAACAATATGAATATAACCCCGATTGCTAGGCATATTCCAAAGAAGCGTGTAGTTGTTTTTAAGAGTATGATACTGGGGGACAATCTGCTTAAGAGGCCCTTTCTTGGACTTTTTAATGGACAAGTATCCACGAGGTGGTTCAATTCCATTGGTTGCATTTGACACAACGGAACTGCTCTCCGAAGGCATCTGTGCGGACAGTGTTGAGTGCCTGAGACCGTGTTCAAGGATAGATGCCCTAAGACTTTCCCAATCATGTTGAAGACCTACAGATGAAACTTGATCAACATCCTTTTTATATGTATCAATAGGAAGAATGCCATCAGCATACTTAGTACGACCAAAGTATTCGCAGTGACCCTTCTCTTTCGCAATCTGATTTGATGCTTTTAGGAGGTAATACTGGAAGGACTCAGAAAGACCGTGAACGGCGTCCCATGCCCCCTGTGAGTCGTAGTTGAACCCCAGTTTAGCAAGGTAGTGAGCAAGACCAATATAACCGATTCCAAGAGATCTACGACGCTTGGTAAAGTTCTCCGCTGCCTTAACTGGATAGTTTTGATAGTCAATAATCTCTTCTAGAGCACGAACAGAAAGATTACAAAGTTCTTCAAGTTCATCATCAGATTTAACTTTACCTACATTGATTGCTGATAGAATACAAGTTGCAATTTCTTGAGGACCATCATCATCAATATGTTGAATTGGTGTTGTGGGTTCTGTGATCTCTTGACAAAGGTTTGACATTGTAATTTGGTCCTTATAAGAACTATGTGAATTACAATGGTCAATATTCATAATATAAATGCGTCCCGTCTCAGCACGTTCTTTGAGGAGACTAAGAATGAGTTCCTGTGCTTTAACAGTCTTTTTTGGAATGGACGTATCTTTTTCATATACAGTATAGAGATTGTCAAACGTATCTGTTCCAAAAGCATCATATAATCCAGGTACATCATGCGGGGAGAAAAGTGTAATCTCACTATCCTGAATAAATCTTTCATAGAAAATTTTACTAAGTTGAATTGAATAGTCAAGTTTACGAACACGGTTGTCCTCAGTTCCTTTATTGTTTTTCAGAACTAGAATGTCTTCTATTTCTTGGTGCCAGATTGGAAAGTGGACTGTAGCACTTCCACCACGAATCCCATTTTGTGTACAACATCTGACAGTTGCTTCAAACTTTTTGAGGAATGGGACAACACCTGTGTGCTGAACTTCTCCACCTCTGATTTTACTGTTGATGCCCCTGATGCGACCTGCGTTGATACCAATTCCTGCTCTTTGAGAAACATACCTACCAATTGCCATATCAGAGCTGAAGATACTATCGAGGGTGTCATCAATATCAACAAGAACGCAACTTGCAAATTGACGAAGTGGGGTTCTAACACCTGCCATGATTGGTGTGGGAATGTTGATTTTGTGCTTTGAGATTGCGTCATAGTACCTCCTGACGTATGACATTCTGGTTTCTTTTGGATACTCTGCAAAAACTGTCAGAGCAATCATCATATACATGAATTGTGGCGTTTCATATACTCCACCACCACTTCTATCTTGCACAAGGTACTTATCAACTATCTGACGTAAACCAGCATATGTGAACAAGTAATCACGGTCGTGGTCAATATAAGAATCAGATCGTTGAATTTCTTCTTTCGAATACTTATCAAAGATGCCATTATCATATACTTCATGATTAACACACTGATAAATGTGCTGTTCCAGAGGAGGAAGTTCCTTCATCTTCCCATAAAGTTGTTTGCGAACGGCAAATAAAAGAAGACGAGCAGCAACAAATTGATAGTTTGGATGATCAAGATCAATCAAATCACTTGCACTACGAATAAGGATTTCTTGAATTTCTTCAGTGGAAATACCATCATAAAACTGAATGCCAGAAGTCATTTCAACCTGACTTGCAGAAACCCCTGCGAGACCCCCACATGCCTCTTCAACCATCAAGTGCATCTTATCTAGGTCAAGAGGTTCAACTGCTCCATTTCTCTTGACTACCTTTGTTCCGTTGCTCATATTTTCTTCCAAGTAGTAAATTTAAGTTTTGCCTGTAGACCAGAATAGGTGTTTGACTCTATCACAGATTGAACATTGAGTCCAGATAGAACCATATCGTTAATGTCCTTCTCTTTTATTGTTGAAGGCCAGATGACAACTTTTTGTCCCATTTCGATAACTCTGGAAATTCTTGATAGGATTTCTGTATTGCGTGGTTCGTTATCGTATATCCAAACAGCATTGCTAATACCCCACTTACCAACATCACCGTCAGCTCCACAAAGAGCAATCGAGTTTGGAATGAAAGTGGAATCGAATGGACCTTCGGTGATATAGACTGGGGTGTCTTTTTTGATTTCATCGAGTCCATAGATTTTGGGTGCGTCATCAGTAAGCATAATAGTAATGTATTTAACCTTGTTTAAACCAAGGGATCTTCCCTGAAATCCAACTAATGTATTTTGATAGAACAAAGGAATAATAATTCTTGGTTCATCTTTACCTATAATATCAAATGTTGGTCGAAGAGAATTAGTCCATTCTTTAAATCTTTCAGCATAATAATAGTTATTAGAGTTTAATTTCCTATTTTCTAGGTATGCTTTTGCGTCAGGATTCTCTGATGCTTTGGGTAGATCTAATTTTTGTTTGAACTTTGGTACCTCAAAGTGAAGTATCGGTGCTTCGGTGGTAAAGTTTTTTCCAGTATTTCCTTCTTTAAACTTTTCAAAAATGTATTGTTTATGAATTTCAGTATCAATTTGTTTTAGGAAATTATTAAAAGATACATTCACTCCACAATTATGACACTTATAGTTTGTGTTGTTTTTTATTTGATATAAGTATCCTCTTGCTTTATTCTTATTAGTTTGAGAGTCACCACAAATCGGACAACGAAAGTTGTAGAGATTATTCTTTACCCTCTTAAATTTTTGAAATCTAGAAGATATCAAATTGATGTATTTTACATCAACAAAATCCATAAACAAAAATTAACCTGTTCAGATATTCTATCACATTACCTTACCTTGTCAAGACAGAGTGAAGTGATTACTGCCGTCCATTTAATAATTGAATTAGTTATTTTATGCAGAGAGTATGCAGTAGGGGCATTTTTAGTTTTCACGGCATCCAAGTGCCAACACTCAACTATTTATTTTATTGTTCTTTCTATTGAAGCAGAAGCAGGAGATAATGCATTTGTAATGACTTTATTACCAACAGCAGAGAAGATTAAAGAGACAATAGCGAGTCCACCAGCCATCGTCCACATCTTTTTTTCTAAATCACTCAAACGAGTATTAACTTTCATAATATCTCTTTCGCATCCTTTTTTAATAGTATCAGTTTGACGAGTCATATCTCTGTGAAGACTGTCAATTTTTTCAAACAATACAGCATCTATTCGGTCTTGCTTATCTAACTTCTCATCGTGAACGGCAAGCATCCGTGCCACATTTGAATTTGCCTCAATCAACTTATCAATCGCATTATCAATTTTCATTAACAATTGGTCAGAAGAAGAAATTTTTTCTTCTAATATTGCGACTTTAGTTTCTAGTGTTTGAGATTGTGCGGTCATTTTACTTAGTTTTTAGGTATTGCACCCATAATTTACGAGAACCTACACCACCACTCATATATTTTTTTTTCTTGCGAACAGGAGGATCATCACCTGCTTCAACCGTTCCTGCTATTTGACCACCACCAACATTATTAGTTGGAACATCCTCAGCAATCATCTGCTCTCGGATAATATTAATAATTTTATCAAGAGTCTTCTTTTCCATTGTAGATTTTATATAACTCCTTTAAACAATTAATATCGACCTGAATGTTATGAATACTTGATTGTGGATATTCTGGAAGTCTATTAAGAAAAATAATAAATGATTTAACAGAAGACCATAACTCTTGTTCAATTTTAAAAAACAACATTGGTGTAGTTGCTTCTCCAAAAATATTATAAAGAATTATAAAATGATTTAGAATCAGATGAGTTTTTAATTCACCTGATTTTTTATATCTCTTCAATAATCTTTTGATATACTTAAAATGATTTAAGTCTTTCTCAAAATCTTCTTTAGTGACTGCTTGAGGATTTTCATAATACCTAATAGCAAATAAGAGGAAATTATCCTCATTCAGTTCATTAAAGATCATATTTTATCAGAATGGTGGATAAGGTAGGTTATTTCCAGTTGTAATACCAGACATTGCAACAAGAACTTCAGATTTAACTCTGATAGTACCTTCAGAATCTCTATAAGTTGTAACACCAACCCATCCAGCGTGAGTTAGTTTGAATTTTGTTGATACTGCTGCTTCTGTTCCAGCATCCTCAACACCAATCACAGAAGTCTCATGACCACCAGTGACTCTTGAGAATGTAATAACTGCTGCAGTCGCAATTCCAGCAGAAATTGTAGATGCAAGTGAAACACTAGTAACACCAACAGTTGAAATAATTCTAGTATCAACACCACTTACAAAAGTATCTCCAGCAATAATCCCAGTCAAAGAGTTCACAAAAACAATATTAGTTCCAATTCCAGCATTTGTAGTTGCCGCAGAAACTAGTACTGTAATAGTTTCAGTATCTCCACCACCTGATTGATTTAGATGACTATCAAGAACTGCAAATTTTGGAGATTCACTAATCTGGAACAGTACTCCAGAAATTGCTGCTCCACTCAATCCAGCAGTTGATGCGATTGATAGTTGTGTTGTGCTTGCAATTCCAACGACTACAGCATCTCCAATATTAACACCAAATGCTGCACCAAACCTAATCACGTCACCAGTCTTGGCAGCACCAACGTTTCCAAAAGTAGTACCACTGCCTGTTACGACACGAGTGTCGTAATCTAAAGATACATTTCCATTAGAACCAACATTATCATTGTTTCCCCAGAGTGCCATTTTGTTATTCCCGTAAAGTTATTTGCTAAAAAGTATTTATAAAAATAGAGATATCATATCAAAATCCCTATAGTTATTTAGGGATCAGTCAAATCTGGATCCGATTTTAGTTTTAGGTGATTTCTTCATTGCTGCTTCTTGTTCTTTAGTTCGAGTATAGTCATAACCACCTGATTTTACTTCTGGCTTTGGTGGATTACCTGACATTCTTACACGACTACCATCTTTTTTTACCATCATATAATCTTCCAATACTTCACCTTCTGGTTGATAAGATGCCTCAAGAGGAAGTTTGCCAGATCTTTGCATTTGAAGTTTTTGACGATCTATTTGTTGCTTTTTTTGTTGAAGCATTTTCAGGTTAGCAAGTTTCTTAACGTCCATCATCTCTTTTTTGTTATCAACAGCAGGAGTTGATACTGCTGGTTCATCATCCATTTGTTCTGCTATTTTCTTTGCCATTTTTGTGGCAGTAGCATACATCACTTCTTTACCACGACCAGGATATCTCTTCTCAAAATCTTCTTTTTTATTCTTCATTGATTTTACAATTTCTTCTTTCTTTTCAGTTTCAGAATCAGTTAATGTTTTTTCATTAAGTTTAAATTCTTCGTTACGAACAGAATCAAGAAGTTTATCTAGATTACCTTTTTTAGATGCTGGTTTTGCTTTGGGTTTTGCTGCTGTTGCTGTTGGTGTTGGTTTTGGTGCTGCAGGTTTTTTTGCTGCTGGTTTTGCTTTGGGTTTTGCTGCTGTTGGTGTAGGTGTGGGTGCTGTTTCTGGTGTCGGTGTTGATGTGGTAGTTTTACTTCCACCGTCTTCCATTCTACGAGCAACATTTCTTGCTCCTCTTGATACTGCTCTTGCGCCGGCACCAATTGCTCTCTTCAGACCAGACTTGAGTGCTGATCCAATTCTTCCAAGAAGTCCAGGTCTCTTAGATCCTGTTTCAGTTGAACTTGATGAAGAAGAACTTGTTTGTGGTGCTGGTGCTGGTGTTGGTGATGGTGAAGAAGAACTGCTACCTGAAGAAGAACCTCCTCTGCCTCTTTCATATCCTTTGGAGAACTCTCTACCTGCTGCCTTTACTCCTCTTACAGCAGCACCAGCAACATAACCTGCTCCACGAGCAAGTCCTGCTCCAACTTTCTTCACAGCAGATTTTACTTTGGCAAGTCTATCAGTTTTAATATCAGTATCGTGTCCTAGAGTAACATTTGCTTCTGTTAAAAGAGCAGCAGAAATATCTATTGATTCAATCAGAACATTTTCAACTTCTTTAATATCATATCCTTCTTGGATGCACTCAAAGAAGAACTCTTCAACAACCTCTTCAATTAGTTTGTCTGAGAGAAGGAAAACTTCAGATTCTGAAAGGTCATCAAGAACACAATCAATATCTTCAATCTCCACCATATCAAGTAGAGTTCCACCAAGTTCTTCTACTGCTTCACCAAGACTTGGATTGATTTTAATTTTATTATCAATTTGCTTTTCAGTAATTTTTACATCTTCACTTTTATTTTTTTTTACATCTCCAATGACTTCAGAAAGATCTTCTCTCCAATCAGAGAAACCTTCTTTTACATTTTTCTTTTTGATTGCCTTACCAACTGCTTTGCGACGATTGTGAAGATACTTATCTGACTTATCAGTATCACCATCATTATCAATATCAGCATCCTCTTGCCCTACTGGATCAAGTGCTTCCTTATAAGCACCATAAGTTTTTACATTATACTCTTTTCCGTCAGGTCCAATATCAGCAACTTTATATCCAAGTTTTTTCTCAGGAACCTGAATCTTTATCATTGGTTTTTTCTTTGCTTC